AGGAAAAGGGAGTGCATTGTCAGTAGGTGTTTTAGCTAATATCTATGACGGCAACATCAGCACATATGCAACACAAAGTTCTGCAAACGGTAATTTTTCTATTAATTACGGTACAGACAATAATATTTATGCAGGTTCTATAGGTATCATGCCTTACATTGCAGGTGGCGGAAGTGCTACTTGGTCACTAATTTATGAATACTCTACAGACGGTTCTACATGGATTACTTTAGAAGACTTAGGTTCTGTTTTAGTTAGAGATCAACAATGGATATGGACAGACGTCGACCCAGGTCAAAATGTACAGTATTATAGAGTGCGTGGTTATAACGGTACAACATTAGCTGTTCGTGAATGGTATGTTGGCAATAACAGCACAGAAGTGATGATGTCTCGTCTAAATCGTGACGATTACACAAACTTACCTAATAAGAATTTTACAGCTAATCAACCATATCAATTTTGGTTTGATAGAACAATACCTCAACCATCTATTTACTTATGGCCAACACCATCAGACGCATTCGTGCAAATGACTGTATGGTACTCAAGACAAATTATGGATGTAGGTGCACTTACTGACGAACTAGAAATTCCACAAAGATGGTATGAAGCTATTGTGATGAACTTAGCACATAGACTTAGTTTAGAATTACCACAAGTGCCAATGGATAGGGTAGCATATCTTGAAAGAATGGCTATGCAATACCTTAATGAAGCCGAACAAGAAGAGAGAGATAAATCTCCAATTTATTGGGCGCCTAATATTAGTGTGTATACAAGATAATGCCTGTATTTTTAGATACCGAAGGATTAGCTAGTCTTGCAATAGGTGTATGTGATCGATGCAAGATGAAAAGAGCTTTTGTACGACTAGGTCCTGATCCAAACTTCCCTGGTCTTCGCGTGTGCGATGAAGGATGTAGAGATCAATTTGACCCTTACAGATTAGCCGCAAGACAGACTGAAAGAATTAATTTAAGATTTGCTCGTCCTGATGTGAGCGTGGCTGTTTACGACAATAGCCTAATTACAGGCGGTCCAAATAATAATGTTGTTTCTCCTGAGCAAAATACACAAGATCCTGAGAACAACGGAAACCTCGATAACTTAACTGTGAGTCCTTAGAACATGGCAAACGTACAGATAACCCAATTACCCGCCGCGGGAACCCTTACAGGTACCGAAGCAGTTCCTATAGTACAAAACGGCGTAACCGTACAAACAACTACAGGTGCAATCACTTCAGGTCCCTCACTAACACAAACTTTCATTACAGTAAATAATGAACCTTCACTAGCTAACAGCAGATATTTTTCTGTAGGTTCAGGATTAACACTAACTGATAATGGAGCACAATCAAATATTGTTATTGGTTTAACAGGTGCAATATCTGCATTTAATGCGCTTGGAACAGGTCTTGTAGCTAAAACAAGTACAACTACGCTCGCAAGCAGAACAATCAACGCAGGTACAGTAGGTTTATCAGTCGCTGATGGTAATGCTATTGGTGGAAATCCAACTATAAGTCTTACAGGCTTACCTTTAACCTTAGCTCAATTAACAGGGTCAGGCATAGTTACCTATAGTGGCTCTACAATAAACCCACGCATAATTACAGGGACAGCTAATCAAATCTCCGTAGCAAACGGAACGGGCGTAAATGGCGACCCAACAATTGCTATGGTAGCTAACCCAATCATACCAGGCTCGGGAGCTATAACAATTCCTATCGGAACAATTGGACAAAGACCTTTAGGACAAGACGGTCAAATCCGATACAACACACAAACTTCAGTGTACGAGGCTTACGGTTCAGGTGGTTGGAATGAATTAGCGGTTGTAGGAAATCATGTTGATAGTTTTAGTGCAGGTGCTACAGGTCTTACACCATCATCACCTCAATTAGGAAATGTAGTTCTTGGTGGAATATTAAATGTTCCTAGTGGCGGAACAGGCGTTGCAACACTTACAGGGTATGTAAAAGGTAATGGCGCATCAGTCATGACCGCATCCGCAACAATTCCTAGTTCTGACATTACGGGATTGGGCACAATGGCAAATGAGAACAGTAACTCTGTCTCTATTACAGGTGGCTCTCTTACAGGTGTTACAGTAACTACAGGATCAATTAATGACACTCCTATTGGTGCAACAACACCTTCATCAGGCGCATTTACAACATTAACATCGAATGGTGTAGCTGTAGTAACAGCATCAAGCACAACTACACTAACAAACAAAACAATCAGTGGTTCAACTAACACGCTAACAAATATTGGCAATGCATCGCTTACCAATAGCTCAATTACAATTAACGGCACATCTATTGCACTTGGTTCGTCAGGTACAGTAACCGCGGTTTTAGGAAACGCTTTAACTATTGGTACAGGATTATCAGGTACAGTTTATGATGGGTCAGTTCCTGTAACCATTGCAATTGACAGCACTGTAGCAACGCTTACAGGCTCTCAAACCCTTTCAAATAAAACATTAACCGCACCTGTAATCTCTACCATTACAAACACAGGAACAGTTACATTACCTACCGCCACAACAACGTTAGTAGGTAGAGATACCTCAGACACATTAACAAATAAATCAATTAGTGGATCTACAAACACATTATCTAATATTGCTAATGGATCACTTACAAATAGTTCTATCACAGTCAATGGTAGTTCTATAAGCCTTGGTGGTTCTGCAACAGTCACTTCAAATACTACAAACGCTTTAACCATTGGTACAGGCTTAACAGGCACATCATTTAATGGTTCTTCAGCAGTAACTGTAGCAATTGATTCAACTGTAGCTACATTAACAGGTACACAAGTTCTCACTAACAAAACAATTGACGCAGGTTTAAACACATTAAGTAATATTGGAAATGCTTCATTAACAAATAGCTCAATTACTATTGGTACGACAGCGGTATCTCTTGGTGGTACAACATTAACCCCCGCAGGATTAACATCAGTTACTGTAACGCAAGATCCAACGCAAGGTTTGCAACTTGCTACAAAACAATATGTTGATGCACAGTTCTCTAATGTTAATTACCATGAAGCCGTAGGATACGCATCTGATACAGCTTATACAGTTACATATAACAATGGATCATCAGGTGTAGGAGCGACACTGACAAACGCAGGAGCACAAGCGGCTCTTGTAGTTGACGGTGTTACAATGACTGCAACAGACGTATCAAACGCCACTCGTATCTTAATTAAAAACCAAGCAAGTGGTGCACAAAACGGTGTGTATGTATTAACTAATCAAGGATCAGTATCAACAAATTGGTCAATGGTTCGCTCTACCGATATGGATACAGCAGGTACGGGCGCAAATAAAATTAATGCAGGTGATGAATTCTATGTTACGGGGGGAGTTTCACAAGCCACAACATCATGGATTCAAACAACCCCACTACCTATTACCGTAGGAACTACAGCACTTAACTTTGTACAAGTGGGTGGTCCCGCAGGCGGATACACTTTTGGAACAGGATTACAGCTTATAGGTTCTACTATAAGTCTTACAAATACTACAGTTACCGCAGGCGCTTATACATTAAGTAACTTTACTGTAGACGCACAAGGTCGACTAACAGCGGCTTCTTCTACAGCAACTACAGGATCAGGTAATGTTGTTCTTGACACATCACCATCATTGGTTACTCCTGCATTAGGTACACCAACATCAGGAACTTTAACAAGTTGTACAGGTTTGCCAATCTCAACAGGCGTAAGTGGCTTAGGTACAGGTGTTGCAACATTCTTAGGAACACCAACATCGCTCAATTTACTAAACGCTGTAACTGACGAGACAGGTACAGGATCACTTGTATTTGCTACGTCACCTACATTAGTGACTCCTGCTTTAGGTACTCCTTCATCAGGAACGCTTACAAGTTGTACGGGATTACCGCTTTCTACAGGCGTTACGGGAACTCTTCCAATAGCTAATGGTGGTACAGGGCAAACAACTGCATCCACTGCGTTTAATGCATTATCTCCAATTACTTCAGTAGGGGATTTAATTCTTGGAACAGGTGTAAACACAGCAGGTAGACTTGCAATAGGTGCAAATAGTTATGTGCTTACATCTGATGGAACTACTGCATCATGGGCGGCTCCATCAGGCGGTGTATCTACATTTAGTGCAGGAACTACAGGATTTACACCTAACACTGCTACTACAGGAGCTGTTACATTAGGCGGTACATTAGGTACATCTAATGGTGGTACAGGATTAACATCATTTGCTACTAATGGCGCTGTTTATGCTACATCGACTTCAGCTCTTACTACAGGAACTTTACCTGTAGCGTCAGGCGGATCAGGAGCTACGACACTTACAGGCGTTCTTTATGGTAATGGCTCTTCTGCTTTCACAGCAGCCACAGGATCAGAAATAGCTACTGCAATTGGTTCAACAGCTGTTACAAACGCAACAAACGCATCAAATACTGCAATTACAACAGGATCATCAGCAACTAATTACTTGACTTTTGTAACTGCAACAACAGGTAACTTACCACAATTAACTAACGCAGGTTTAACCTACGACAGCGCTACAAACGCAATCACAGGTGGTATTAGTGGTGGAACTTTTTAATTAATATGTTAAACTTTAGGCTCTAAAAGGACTAATTATGGCACAAGCAGGTTATACCCCAATATCTCTTTACTACAGTACAACCGCGTCGGCGCAACCTTCCTCGGGTAATCTTGTCGCGGGCGAACTAGCGCTTAATACGCTTGACGAAAAGCTGTATTTTAAAAACAGCGCAGGAACTGTAAAGCTTCTTGCATCTTCTGCTTCCACGACTAACGTCCAAACTATTTCTTTTGGTACAACAGGATTAACCCCTTCAACAGCAACATCAGGTACTGTAACAGTTGCAGGTACTTTAGCTGTTTCTAACGGTGGTACAGGTATTACTTCTTTTGGTACAGGTGTAGCAGGCGCGCTAGGTCAAAACGTATCAGGATCAGGAGGTATTGCATTAACAACATCCCCTGTATTTACAACGCCTAATTTAGGTACACCAAGCGCTGTCACTTTAACAAACGCATCAGGATTACCATTAAGTACAGGTGTGACAGGTACACTACCTATTACATCGGGTGGTACAGGTCAGACTACAGCAAGCGCTGCTTTTGACGCATTAAGTCCTATGACTACTGTAGGAGACATGATTTACGAAGGAACAGGCCCTACTGCTGCTAGATTAGCAATTGGTACTTCAGGTCAAATCTTAACAGTCTCAGGTGGCATACCTTCATGGCAAAATGCTCCTGCATCAGGTGTCACAACAATCAGCTTTGGTTCTACAGGACTTACTCCATCAACCGCAACATCAGGAGCTGTCTCAGTAGCAGGTACACTAGCGGTAGCTAACGGTGGAACAGGTCAAACTTCTTATACTGACGGTCAAATTTTAATTGGTAACACCTCAGGAAACACGCTTGCTAAAACTACACTTACAGGTACATCAAATCAAGTTGTTGTAACTAACGGTGCAGGCTCTATTACACTATCAACACCACAATCTATTGGTACAGCGTCATCTGTTCAATTTGGTTCATTCGGTGTAGGTACAGCGGCTTCAGGTACATCAGGTGAAATTCGCGCAACAAATAACGTTACATCTTTTTATTCAGACGAAAGACTTAAAACTAAACTAGGTAACATTGACAATGCTTTAGCTAAATTAGAAACATTAAATGGATTCTATTATGAAGCTAATGAAGTAGCTCAAGCGCTAGGTTATGAAGTTAAAAAAGAGGTGGGTGTATCAGCGCAAGAAGTGCAAGCGATTATGCCTGAAGTAGTAGCACCTGCTCCGATTGATGACAAGTACTTAACAGTAAGATACGAAAGATTAGTACCACTCCTCATCGAAGCTATTAAAGAATTATCAGAAAAAGTTAAAACATTAGAGGCTAAATAATGACTCTTAACGCATCAGGTCCAATTAGCATAGCAGGTACTACCGCAGGTCAGTCTATTCAAATAGAGTTGGGTGGCAATGGCACTACCCAAATGGGCCTTAATTGTGCATCCGTTAGAACATTAGCAGGTGTGCCAACAGGTGCAATTGTAATGCCAACATGCTTTTATGGAAAATCCAATACACCACCTTTTAATTGTGCTACCTATGGAACACCTGGAACTTATTCATTTACAGTTCCTTCAGGGATTACTAAAATATCTGTAGTTTGTGTTGGTGCTGGCGGTGGCGGGGGTAGTGCTGATCCTTGTGGATCTTGGTATGGTAATGGCGGTGGCGCATTAAGTTATACAAACTGCATTCCAGTAACCCCTGGAGAAACACTTACTGTTGTTGCAGGCGCTGGCGGCGCTGGAGCATTTCCAAACGGTCTCGCTGGCGGACCTTCTTCTGTAAGCAGAGGTCCAACAACACTTATTCGTGCCGTGGGTGCGCCTCAGGGAACAGGCACAGATGTAGCAAGAAACCCAGGTGCGCCTGCGGCCAGCGGTACTGGATCTGTAAGATATAGTGGGGGTTCTGGTGGCAATGGCGGTGGTGGAGCTGCTGGATACGCAGGAGACGGAGGCGAAGGTGGAGGTTTTAGTAATGTTCTAGCAACTGCTGGAGGTGGCGGAGGTGGTGGTGGTGGTGGTGGAGGTACTGCGAGTGCTAGCAATTCAAACTCGGCAGGAGCTGGTGGTGGCGGTGTTGGATTAGTAGTTCAAGGAGCAAATGGAGCAGCGGGCACTAACAATCCTAATGCTTCAGTAAGAACTGGTGGTGGCGGAGGGTCTGGTGGATCTGCTGGAACAAATACAAATACTGGTCCTAACCAACCAGGACAACCTGGTGGTGCTTTTGGTGGCGGTGGCGGTGGCGGTGGAGAAAATAACGGCCAAGGCGGTACGGGAGGTAACGGAGGCGTTCGTATTATTTATGGTGGCACAGGAAAATCTTACCCTAACAATTCAGCACCGTAAAAAATATAATATATAAAAGGAAATAAATATGGATCAACAATTAGTAATTAAATTAACATCAGGTGATGGAACAGGAGTTCCTGTAGGGCTTGTAGAAAGCCCACCTATGCTTTATACAAACTTAAAAGCTTTGTATCCAACAATTACATTCTCAGACACTGCTACTCCAAGCGAAACTGAGCCATATTGGTATGGGGTATTTGAGTGGAATTTTGCTCCCCAAATAAATGAAGTTCCTTATAATAAAAACGTAAAAGAATTAGGGCTTGTTAAAAACAACCAAGGAATATGGAGACCTGAGTTTGAATTAGTTGATGCTACTACTGAAGAAATTACAAATCGCACAGCATTTAAAGCAGAATTAGAAAGAGAAAGACGCAATAAAAATCTTAAACTTTCTGACTGGGTTGAATTGCCAATTTCAAATTTAACAGCAGATGAAAAATTAGCTTACGATATATATAGGCAAGCATTGCGTGATTATCCAGCACAAGAAGGATTTCCTTGGTCGGCTACTTTTCCAGAACAACCAAATAAATAATGCAAAATGAAACCTTCAATCGTCCAATACTTTATTGGCATTGGGATTCTGTTATTCCAAAAGAGCTTTGTGAATATATTATAAAAAATACACAATGGAAAAATAAAAAAGAAGGAGCTTTCACTTCAGATTCAAAAAAAGGCTATACACAAGATCATTGCATACGAAAAACAGAAATTGTATTTGACGCTCCTTTGTCTATAGCTGAATGCATTCTTAGGTCTTATATTACCGTAGCAAACAAATCAGCTAATTGGAATTATGCCCTTACAGACATTCAAAGAATACAAATTGGCAGATATATTGATGGTGGACATTATGCCTATCATAAAGATGCCGAACTTCCAAACAATCAAAAAATTGTCCGTAAGCTTTCAGCCGTATTATTTTTGAGTGATACTAAAGATTACGAAGGCGGTATATTTGAATTTAAAGAATTAGAAGGTCAAATTGACAAAATGCCTCAAGGAAGTATAATTGTATTCCCGTCGTATGTTGAACATAGAGTTACACCCGTAACAAGCGGAGAAAGATATACTGCTGTAGCTTGGGCAATTGGACCTGCATTCAAATAGGAGAGTTGGAATGAATTCATTAAAAATGAAAGTGGTTGGATTTGATATTATAAAAAGCACGCTACAAATAAAATTTGCAAGTGACCTAGCAGAAAAGCCAATTGATGAGTATGAAACACACTTGTTTAATGTTGTGCAAGAAGATAATGAAGTTACAGACGAACAAATATTACAAGCACTTGCTCAAAATGGATGGAATATTGCTTTACAACAAGAAATTGCAGAACAAACGGCTAAAGATAATCAAAAAGTAGATCAGTACAAAAGTTATGTAGGAAAAGAGTTTTCTTATACAACAGAAGAATTATTTGCTCCCCAAGCTTGCCAAGCAGCGGAAGATCAACCTTTATCACAAGGTTTAATGGTTATATAAATGACCGAAGTTAAAGGTATTATGCCTAAACATTCTTTTGAATACGATGGCACGCATGTCAATGTATATCATGCAGACAATGGCGAAGGTCTTCCAAGGCACGATCATCGATATACTCACGCTACAGTATGCTATGCAGGGAAATTAAAGGTGACAAAAGAAAATGTAGAGCTTGTTATGACAAAAGAGTCACAGCCTATTGTGTTAACAGCAGGTGAGTGGCATGAGTTAGAAGCTATAGAAGACGGCACTGTTTGGACAAACATGTTTGCTAGTGAATTTATAAAATGTGACGTAGAAAATCACAATGGCTATCAAACAAAATAAATATTTAATTAGGTTTAATAAATCAAGAGGTCAAACGGGTAGAGGGTCTTTAGATCATGTTTGGCGTGTATTTGAAAATGATTTTGAATACCTTTGCAAACATATAAAAATAGAAGTTCCTGTCCATGACGAAGTTTCAACAAATGGAAATGGTCATGACGATTGGAATATATGTTGCTATGGAAATATGACAATAGATAAAGAAACATCTACTGTATATATAAAATAAATTTAAAAATAATACAAAAAAGGAGATTTAAATGATTAAATTAGAATTGTCTTTAGAAGATACAAACGCTTTACTTGCGAATTTAGGTACGTTACCTTATCAAAATGTATTTTCTTTGATTAAACAAATCCAAGAACAAGGTGCTCCACAAGCCGAAGAAATTGTAAAGGCTCGCGAAGCTGAAGAAACAAAAGCAGAATAAAGGAATGGTTCTATGTCTCAGCAACAAATTAACGAGGTTGACAATCGTTTAACTACTCACGAGGAAGTTTGTGCGTTGAGGTATGAAGCAATTAACGCAAGACTGAAAAGATTAGAAGGAATCCTAATGGCATCTGCGGGTGCCATTATTCTTTTGTTACTTAGCATTGTTTTAAAATGAAAAAGATTATTTCTTTATTGTTGTTTATTAGCTTAATGGGATGCACATTGCATACATGGGCAGAGACAACTACCATTAACCAAAAAGGTATGCCTGTCCCAAGCGCTATGGCACCTAGTATGTCTGCATTCTCACAAGATGTTTGTGCAGTTCCTATAAGTGCCGCAGGTAATTTAGGCTTTATCTCTTTATCAGGTGGTACCGTTCTCCTTGATGAAAACTGTGTAAAGATTAAATTAGCAAAAACATTAAACGATTTAGGATTAAAAGTAGCCGCTGTGTCAGTGCTATGTCAAGATCCTAAAGTATGGGACGCAATGGAAATGAGTGGTTCACCTTGTCCTATGGGTGGTGCTGTAGGTTATACAGCCAAGAAAGCTTGGTACGAAAAAGACCCTGAAAAGTTTAAAAAATTATATGGTCAGAATTACACTCTTCCTACTCCTCCTGCTACTAAGGAATAATGCATATGCTTGGTCTTGCAATTTCCAAAATACAGAAGATGGGTGGTATCTTCAGGGATCTATGGTGTGCAATGGTATTGACCCTCAAGAAGCTCTACAGCAACATTATTGCTCTTGGTACAGACCTAATGACCCATATTGCGCAATCTATCAAGTTCCTGTTTGCCAAGATCAAGTTGAGTATAGGTCTTTGTCGTGCCCGATTCATTATAGTGGAGCTATTAATCAGAGCAGGTCTTTTAGTTGTTCTACGAACGCTTGGTCAGATTGGTACACAACTAGCGACAATTGCGTGCAAGATCCGCCAACATGTATTGAGTCTACTGAAACAAGGCAATTAGCATGCTCAAGTGGATTCGAAGGATTGTTACAAGAACAAAGAACTTCGATCTGCTCGGATCCGTATGGTTCTCCAACTTGGACGTCATGGTTGGAAATATACAATTCTTGCAAGATGACAGCGACCAACGTAAACAATGTAGCGAGCCCTGTGAGCCCAATAAGTCCGTTGAATCCAAACAGTGTGATCAACCAAGTCACCACTGCGCCAATCATTCAACCCGAACTTGTAATTGTTCAGGATACGACTGCATTGACAACGACAGAGACGCCGACTACTTCTGTAGCTACAGTAACAAGCTCTCAGGTAACAACAGAAAAACAAAGTACT